TCTAGCAAGAGAAGAACTTTTAGCAAAAACAGGAAAACAAATAGAATTAGAAAAATTTAGAAATCAACAATTCGATTCTGCAACGAAAAGTTTAGAAGATCAAAATATGTTTTTACAGAATCAACTTCTACTAGGTCAACAAGGAGCAGAAATTGAAAGATTAAAACTTGCAACAGCAAAAGAAATGGGAATTGCAGTTAAAGATTTAACACCAGAGCAAGTAAAACAACTTGAGAATCTTATAAAAACAAGAGATGAACTACAGAAATTAAATGAACTCTATTCAAGTATTACTTCAACAGTAGAAACAGGTTTAGTTGATGCGATAGAAGGTGCGATAAATGGTACAAGAACTCTTGGAGATGTTGCTCGTAGTGTATTTACACAGATCCAAAGATCGCTTATATCTTTTGGTGTTAATGCTTTTCTTGGTGGACTTCCTGGAATTGGACAGTTTTTCAGAGCTAATGGTGGTGTAGTAAGTGCAGGAAAAAGTTATATGGTTGGAGAACGTGGTGCAGAAATGTTCGTACCAAATACAGGTGGGCGTATAGTTCCTAATTCTGATCTTGGTGGTTCAACAAATATTGTAGTAAATGTAGATGCTTCAGGTTCTTCTGTTGAAGGAAATGAAGGAGATGGAAGAGAGCTTGGCCGTCTTATCTCAGTTGCAGTACAATCTGAAATAATACAGCAACAAAGACCAGGAGGATTACTTGCATAATGGCTACGTTTCCTTCAATAAAACCTACTTACGGGCAACAGAAAAGATCTGCACCAAATACTAGAATAATTCGTTTTGCTGATGGGTTTGAACATAGAATATTATTTGGATTAGCAGAACATCAAAATCCAAAAGTTTATAACTTTACATTTGAAGTTTCGGAAACGCAAGCAGATGAAATAGAAACCTTCCTTGATGCCCGTGCAAATGATAGTGCCAGCTTTGATTTTGAAGCACCTGGAGAAACTGCTGCACAGAAATTTGTTTGCGAAACTTGGTCAAAATCTATACCATACAACAATAGAGCAACGATCCAAACAACATTTAGAGAAGTATTTGAACCATGAGTACTGCTCCAATTATTACTGATCTACAAAAGATCAATCCTTCAGCAATAATTGAATTATTTACAATAACAACTGATGCAACTTTGCATGGTTCTGCTCAGACTTATAGATTTCATAATGGAACCAGTTTAAATGCTAATGGAGATATTATCTGGGCTGGTAATCAATATTTAAAAATGCCAATACAGGCAGAAGGTTTTGCTTTTAGAAAAGGTCAACTTCCCAGACCTACTTTGACAGTTAGCAATGCTCTTGGAACTATCACAGCTATTTTATTAAATGTTAATCAGGTAACAACAGGAAATGATTTGACAGGAGCTACTGTAACTAGGATTAGAACTTTGGCACGTTATCTTGATGCTGTTAATTTTCCTGTAACATCAACCAGCACCACGACTACAACAACGATTGCTGATCCTGCTGACGCTGAAACTGTAACTTATACTGTTACTGTTCATAATCCTGGAAGTGGAAATATTTTTAGAATAAATGGCGTAAATAATCCTGTGATTACTATGAAAAGAGGATCTACATATATCTTTGACCAATCAGACGCAACAAATAGTGGACACCCTTTGGCAATAAAATCTGATGCTGGAGGAGCACAGACAACAACTGTATCTGGAACTGCTGGAAATGCAGGAGCTACAGTGACCTATCAGCCAGCATATCCTTCTGCTCCAAATGATTTGAGATATTATTGCACAGTTCATGGAAATGGAATGGGTAATACGATTACGATGAATGATCCAAATACAACGACCCAGGAAACAACGACAACCACATCTCAACAGGTGAATCCATTAGGAACACCAGATCCTACAGCAGAGTTTCCTCAAGAAATTTATAAAATAGATAGAAAATCAGCAGAAAATAGAGAAGCCGTGCAGTTTGAATTAGCAGCAGTATTTGATCTTGCAGGTATCAGAGCACCAAAAAGACAATGTACTAGAACTGAGTTTCCTTCGATTGGCACGTTTATAGCATGAATTGGAAAGAAGAAGCACTTGCTCATGCAAAAGACGAAGATCCTAAAGAGTCTTGTGGTTTACTGTTAAATATTCGAGGGAAAGAAAGATACTATCCTTGCCGTAATCTTTCAATGACAGATCATCAATGTTTTATTATTGACCCAGAAGATTATGTAAAAGCAGATAATACTGGAGAGATAACAGCTATTGTTCATAGCCACCCTGTAACACCTCCTGTTGCTAGTCAGGCAGATCAAATTAGTTGCGAACAAGGTAATCTTCCATGGCATATCGTTAATCCAAAAACAGAGCAATGGGGATATTGTGAACCTTGTGGATATAAGCCACCTTTATTAGGTAGGCCATGGGTCTGGGGTGTAACTGATTGTTGGAGTTTGGTAAAAGATTGGTATAAAGAAGAAAAAAATATTGAATTGAAAGATTGGGATAGACCTACAACTCCAGAAGAATTTATTCTTAATCCTTTATTTGAAAGCTGTGCATGGAGAACTGGTTTTAGAGAGCTTAGACCAGACGAAAAAACAATGAATGGCGATGCTTTACTAATGTCTATTGGATCTTCTGGCTTAAATCATGTAGCTATTTTTTTAGATGGAGATGTTTTACATCATTTAACCGATAGACTATCTTGTAGAGAGCCTTATTCTCAATGGTTGTTAAAATGTACAGGAGGGAGGTATCGTTATGTTGCGTAAATTAAAGTTATATGGCGAGCTTGCAGAGTTCATAGGGCATAAAGAATTTGAAATACAGGTAGATAGCCTTGCAAAAGCAGTTAGTTTTCTTATTAATAATTTTCCTCAAGTAGAAAAATATATGGATCCTCAATATTATCAAGTAAAAGTTGGTAATTATTCAATAGATCAAGAAGACATACACTATCCAATAGGACAGGAGGATATACATATCGTTCCTGTAATTGCTGGTGCTGGTAGTGGTGGATTAGGAAAAGTTTTATTAGGTGCTGCGTTAATAGGAATAGCTTTTGCAACAGGTGGTGCTAGTTTAACTTTTGCTCAAGTTCCTTTAGCTAATGCTGGTGCATTTACAGGTATAGCTTTTTCTTCGGGGATAGCTAAAGCTGCTGTATATCTTGGTGGTGCTTTAGTACTATCGGGCGTAAGTGAGATGTTATTTCCTGTTCCTAAACCACAAGAGTTCAAGTCAGAACAAGATCCACAGTTGTCATTTAGTTTTTCTGGTACGCAAAATACATCAAGAGCAGGTACTCCCGTTCCAATAGTTTATGGGGAGATAGTAACAGGATCAGTTGTTATAAGTGGTGCGATTGATACTCAGCAGGTACAAGCATGACAAAACCTAAAATTATTAGAGGTTCTGGATCACCTTCTCCCCCTACTCCACCTCAGCCAACAAGAACTCCTGATACTTTACATAGTAGGCAATTTGCTACTTTTCTTGATCTTATTTCTGAAGGAGAGATAGAAGGTTTTGCTACTGCATCAAAAGAAGGTAGGACTCAAGGAACTACTGCATATAATAATGCTGCGTTGAAAGATGTATTTCTAAACGATACTCCTGTTTTAAAATCAACTGCTGATTCAACTAATCCAGCTACAACTGACTTTAATTTTCAAGATGTAACATTCAATCCTCGTTTTGGAACTTCAGGACAGACAAAAGTTGAAGGAATCGAAAGTAGCTCCTCTGTTACAGGAGTAGGAATTACTGTTACTCAATCTTCTCCAGTTACTAGGCAGATTACAAATTCAAATGTTGATGCTGCAAATATTACAATAACTTTTCCTCAAATACAGAAAGCAACAGATAAGGGAGATTTACTTGGTTCATCTGTTTCACTAAAGATTGCTGTTCAATATAATTCTGGTGGTTTTACTGATATTATTTCTGACGCGATTACAGGAAGAACTGCTGATGCGTACCAAAGGGATTACAGAATAAACTTTACAGGTGCTTTTCCTGTTGATATAAGAGTTAGCAGAGTTACTGCTGATAGTGCAGATACAAGTTTGCAAGATTCATTTCAATGGACAAGTTTTGCTGAAATAGTTGATGATTCTAATACTTATGCTAATAGTGCTTATGCTTCTGTTCTATTGGACTCTATGCAGTTTCAATCAATACCTAGTAGAAAATATCGTATTAGAGGAATAAAAGTAAGGATCCCTGGTGCTGGTGCAAATAGTTCTGGTACTCCAAGTGTGGACAGTGCAACGGGCAGGATAGTGTACCCAGATGGATATATTTTTAATGGAGTTATGGGTGCTGCTCAATGGTGCTCATGCCCTGCGATGGTTTTACTTGATCTTCTTACAGATACTAGATATGGATTCGGCAATCATATAACTGATAGTTCTCTTGATCTTTTTTCTTTCGTAACTGCTAGTAAGTTTGCTAATACTCTTGTTGATGATGGATTTGGAGGACAAGAAGCTAGATTTAGTTGCAATGTAAATATTCAATCTTCAAGTGAAGCATTTGATTTGATAAATGAGTTAGCTGGTGTAATGAGATGTATGCCGATATGGTCTGCTGGTAGTATTTTGCTTGCTCAAGATAGTCCAAAAGACGCAAGTTACCTATTTAATTTAGCTAATGTTACTTCAGAAGGATTTAGTTACTCAGGAAGTGGATTAAAAACAAGAAATACTGTGATTTCTGTTTCTTACTTCAATATGGATAGTAGAGAGATAGATTATGAGGTTTATGAAGATACTGCTTCGATAGCAAAGTTTGGGGTGATTATTAAACAGGTAAAAGGTTTTGCCTGTACATCAAGAGGTCAGGCTAGAAGATTGGCAAAAGCTATTTTATTTGCTGAACAAAACGAAAGTGAAATAGTTGCATTTGCAACTTCTATAGATTCTGGTGTTGTTGTAAGACCTGGTGCTGTTATAGAAATAGCTGATCCTGTTCGTTCTGGTCTTAGAAGAGGTGGAAGAGTAAGTTCTGCTACAACGACCCAAATA